CCTTGAGGCATGAAAGTCGTTAAGGTCTACGGCGCTTTGCGCGAACTGCTGGGCAAGACTCGATTTGAGTTTGTGGCGGATACACCTGCTCAGGCCATGCGTGCATTGTTGGTCAACTTTCCGCAGCTAGAGCAGTGGTTAGTTGATAGCGAAAAGAACGGTGTTGCTTATCGGGTAACAGTTGGAAAGCAAAAGATTAACGAGCAAGACGTATCTGGGATGTTTTTGCCGTGGAGTGAGCAAGACGTTTTTAGCATCGCTCCTGTGATGACTGGTGCTGGGCGAGGCGTAGGGATGTTTGTTCTTGGAGCAGTTTTAGTAGGTACTGCAATCTTTACAGGTGGTGCTTCATTGGCTTTTGGAGCAGGTGGTTTTGGTCTTGCTTCAGGCGTTACAGCCACGACTGCATTGGGTCTTTCTATTGCGGCTGGAAACATTGGCGTTGCTTTGGTTTTGGGTGGTGTTGCTCAAATGCTTTCTCCTGTGCCAAAACCGCCTGGACCTGCTGAAGCACCGACACAGTTGGAATCAAACAGTTTCAGTGGTGTTCTGAATACTGTGCGCCAGGGCGTTCCCGTGCCAATAGCTTATGGGCGGGTGTTTGTTGGATCGGCGGTTGTCTCCGCTGGTCTCGACGTTGATCAGGTTTGAGCATGACTGAATCAAAGTACATTGCAGGCGCTGGCGGCGGCGGTGGTGGCAAAGGTGGTGGCGGTGGTAGCAGCCCAACGGAAGCTGATGACTCGCTGCAGTCAAAGCAGTTTGCAAACGCTCTTGACTTGATTAGTGAGGGTGAGATTGAAGGATTAGACGATGGCAACAAAAGTATTTTCTTTGATGGCACGCCACTGCAGGCAGCAGACGGCTCGTATAACTTCACTGATTACACAGTTGTCACGCGCACTGGAACGCAAGGCCAGAGTTATATTCCTGGCGTTTTTAGCAACGTCGAGTCAGAAACATCAGTTGGTGTTGAAGTCACCAAAGCAGCATCCGTTATTCGGCAAATTACGGATTCAGACGTTAATCGTGTTCGGGTCACAATTCAGATTCCATCGCTGCAGCAGATTGAAGACGATGGCGACATTGTTGGCACGTCTGTGCAAATAAATATCCAAATTCAGTACAACGGCGGCGGATACAGCACCGTTAAGACTGACGTTATTTCAGGCAAAAGTAGTGGCTCGTATCAGCGAGACTACTTAATTACACTGACTGGCTCATTTCCAGTAGACATCAAGGTTGAGCGCGACACTCCAGACAACGGATCTACCAAGCTTGCCAATACAACAAATTGGCAGAGCTTCACGTCAATTATCGATGCCAAGCTTGCCTATCCAAACAGCGCACTTGTCGGCTTGCGTCTTGGCTCTAGCCAGTTCAGTAGCATCCCTCAGCGTAAATACCTGATTCGTGGCATCAAGGTTGCAATTCCAAGCAACGCAACCGTAGACACCACAACACACTTGGGACGGATTACATATTCCGGCGTGTGGGACGGAACGTTCGCTGCGGCAACTTGGACAAACGATCCAGCCTGGTGCTTATGGGACTTGCTTACCAACGACAGGTACGGCGCCGGCATCCCTGAATCTTCACTTGATCGCTACGACTTTTTTGCGATCAGCCAGTATTGCAACACTCTTGTCGATGACGGTAAGGGCGGGCAAGAGCCACGTTTCAGCTGCAACCTGCTGATCAATCAACGCAGAGAGGTTTACAACGTCATCCAAGAGATGAGCAGCATTTTCAGAGGCATCTCTTATTACGGCGCTGGTTCGTTGGTCTTGCTGCAGGACAAGCCTTCTGACGCTCAGTACACGCTTGGCCCAGCCAACGTTGTTGATGGCGTGTTTTCGTATTCTGGATCGTCAGTTCGCAGCCGTCACACTTGCGCGACTGTTGCGTACCAAAACTATGACGAGCAAGGCGAAGTGTCGTTCGAGTACGTCGAAGACGCTGATGCTGTGGCTAAGTATGGCGTCAACAACAAAGACATCAAAGCGGTTGGGTGTTATTCGCAGGGGCAGGCCAACAGGCTGGGTAAGTGGACGCTGCTGAGTGAGCAAGATCTCTACGAGACGTGCAACTTTGCTATCGGCATTGATTCAGGCATTGTTGTCAGACCTGGCATGGTTGTTGACATTGCTGATCCGTTGCGTGGTGGAACGCGAAGGAATGGGCGTGTCTCGTCAGCCACAACGCTCCAGATCACGATTGATAGCACCACTGAGTTGTCAGTCAACATGGGCAACAGCCCGACAATCTCAGTTGTCTTACCCAACGGTCTAGTTGAGACAAGGGACATTGACACGATTAGCGGTACAGCGGTCAATGTCAGCACTGCATTTAGCCAAGCTCCGGCGGCTAACGCCCCATGGCTGATTCAGACAACCGATATTCAGTCGCAACAATTCCGCGTCATCAGCGTTGCTGAGAGCGGTGACGGAGTTTTTGGCGTATCTGCACTTAAGTACAACGAGAGCATTTACAACGCAGTTGAGCAGGATTTAAACCTGACTCAACGCGACATCACCAACATTTCTGCGTCACCAGATGCGGTAACAAACATTTCTGCCACTGAGTTCTTGTACGAAGAAGGCGGCTTGGTACGGACAGGTGTTGACATTACTTGGACAAGTCCTGTCTTGAACGTGGCTGATTTTGTTGTTCGTTATCGCCTGAACGACAATAACTTTGAGCGCATTATCACTGAGTCGCCTTCAACGCAGGTCAAAGGACTGAAGTCGGGAACGTTAGAGCTACAAATTACGGCCCGTAGTTTTATTGGTAAGTCTGGCCCGATTACTCGTCAAACGTTCACGCTTGCAGGCAAAACAGCAATTCCAGGCGACGTTCAAAGCTTGACGCTGGAGCCGCTCAACTACAACAGCGCACGGTTGCGCTGGGATGAGACCGTTGATCTCGACGTGAAAGTCAGTGGCAAGGTTCATATTCGCCACAACAACCTTACGGATGGAAGTGCAACGTGGAGCAATAGTACAGACCTTGTGGATGCTATTGCGGGCAGCTCAACTGAAAAGACTGTTCCGCTGCTTGAGGGTGAGTATTTGGTCAAGTTTGAGGATGATGGCGGCAGAAAGAGCGCAACAGAGGCCAGCATCGTTGTTGATCAACCAGTAGCCCAGACGTTCTACGGCGTTGCAACCCAAAGAGAAGACCAGCTTTCAACGCCTTTTAGCGGCACAAAAACCAACACGACCTACAGCACTGATGCTGGTTATGACGCTTTGATTTTGACAAGTGCAGGCATTACAGCAGGCACTGGTGAGTACGCCTTCGCCAGCACGTTGGACTTGGAGGATGTCTACAGCCTGGACCTGGAACGGCGAATTGTGTCTCGCGGTATCTACCCAAGCGACACGATTGACAGCCGGACTGCGCTGATCGACACCTGGGATGACTTTGATGGTGCGGTAGTTGACTTCGTCAATGCAGAGCTTTACGTGCGAAAGACAGACGACGATCCTTCTGGTACGCCGACTTACAGCGCCTGGCAGCCATTGGCAAACGGTGTGCTGAAAGCGCGTGCGTTCCAGTTCAAGGCCGTGCTGACCTCTAACGATCCAGCGCAAAACGTGCTGGTTGACGAGCTGGGTTACAAAGCGCAGATGCAGCAACGGACAGAAGGCAGCAACGGCTTTGTGGCTAGTGGCACAACCTCAGGGGGTAAAGCAATCACGTTTGGTAGCCCTTTCTTCACTGGCACCACAACCTTGGGTGGCACAAACAGTGCCTTGCCGACAGTGACAATTACACCTCACAACATGGCAAGTAATGATTTCTTTGTTGTGGACAGTCTGTCTGGCACAGGTTTTACGGTTGAGTTTAAACACGGCAGTAGCACGATTGACCGTAATTTCATGTGGTCAGCTACCGGCTTTGGCAAGGCGGAGTAAAGTGTCAGAAGGAGTGCGCTGACGCCCTGTGGCTACACACGATTATTCCCTAGCCAACCAAAGCGGTGCAGCCTTCCGTGGCGATCTGAATAATGCGCTGTCTGCGATTGCATCGAACAACAGCAGCTCAACCGATCCAGCAACGACTTTTGCTCACCAGTGGTATGTAGACACTGGCGATAGCACTCTCAAGATTAGGAATGCTGCAAACAGTGCATACGTCAATGTCAGTGCTGTAGGCGGCATTGGAACAGCAAACCTCGGCCTTGCGTTAGCGGCATCGCCGTCGTTTACAGGGACTGCCACGTTTGCGGGCAACGTCCTGATGTCAGGCACTGGAACGCTTGACCTACCAGTCGGGACAACGGCTCAGCGTCCGGGCAGCCCTAACAACGGGATGATCCGGTACAACTCAACGTTGTCTAGATACGAGGGTTACAGCGGTTCCGCCTGGTCGCAGATTGGTGGCGGCGCAACTGGCGGCGGAACGGACCAAGTGTTCTACACCAACGATCAATCGGTCAGCACAGACTTCACGTTGGTTGCAACGTTGAACGCAATGTCAGCAGGGCCGATAACTATTGCGAGTGGAGTTACAGTGACGGTGAGTTCTGGCGCCACTTGGACGGTGGTCTGACATGAGCACAGTCAAGGCAGCAAATTTGCAGAACACGGGGAGCGGTGCTCCGGCGTTTAAAAACAGCTCTGGTACGGAGATTGGCCAACTCTGCAAAGCGTGGGTCAACTTTAATGGCACTGGGACGGTTGCTATAAGAGATAATTTCAATGTCAGCTCAATAACTGACAATGGCACTGGCGACTATACAGTCACCTTTGCCAACGCAATGGCAAATGTTAATTATGCTGTTGCCGGAGCTTGTAGGTTCGGCAGCAATAACAATGCAGATATTATGAGAGTTATGTCTGTAAACTCGGCAGGCACCTTGGCGAATGCGATGCAAGCGTCATCTGTTCGGGTAAACACTTGTTTTCAGAACGGCGGGGAGGAGGATGTGCAAATGGTTTCCGTCGTTATCTTTGGAGGTTGATCGATGAGCACACTTAAGGTCGCCACTATTCAAGACACGTCGGGCAACAACAGCTCGACACCTGCTCAGGTTGCTGAAGGCAGAGCAAAG